CGGACATGAGGGGATTGATTTGACCGTTGCCAGGATAACGAGCAACTTCGCGGAAGTCGCTGTTCTGACGCAGGTGCATCAGGAAGGTGGGATCGCAAACGCAGCGATAGAAACCATCCTGGAAGGTGGGGGTGTTCCGCTTACGCAGAGACTTGACCACGCGGAGGAGGTCGTCCTTGACGTCGAACTTAGCTTGCTCGGCGTTGGTGTAAGTCAGAGCACCGGTAGCCAGATCGCCGGGGAAGTAGTAACCACCCTGGGAATCAGAAGCTTGACCCTTAGAAACAGCTTTCAGGAGTTCGTTGATGAACACCCGATCGCGCCACCGACGGTAGTCATCCAGCAGAGTCAGGCTGCCGATGGACTGGTGGAAGGTGGTGAGGTTGCCGGTGTCCAGCAGAAGACGCTGGGCAGTGATCAGAGTCTCGCGAGCGATCTTAAAGGTGCTCGGCTGAGTCGGATCAGACGGGTCGGCAGGTCCGGTGTACTCCTTAAGAGTAACCAGAACCTTATCTTTCACGATATTGCGGCTGTTAGCAGTACCGATGGTCTGCTCAGCGGTGCGCTCGCGAGATTCCCTGGAGCCGGGGTTACCGAAGAAGCGGTAACGATCCAGTTGTACAGTCTGGCCGGGCTGTTTCGAAAAATCGTGAACAACCACAGGCTCCGCAGCCATCTCAACGATGTATGCGGGGTGCGGACGGTACAGTTCAGCACCAAGAATCTTCGGAAAATCATTATCGATGAACATCGATAATATCCAGAAGAAACTACAAAGATAATCTTAAAGCATCAGCAGAGCTATAAACCTAAGATTGTCGCGTTCTTAGAGGTTAAATTTTAGTGCCGGGGCTAAAAGTTCTCACCATATTGCGTACACCTTCACCAAGCACACCATATATTGAGCCGTAATTTGGAACGTAACGCGTGGATTTACCTCTATAACTAAATCTTGTTACAGCGCTCATCTGACCTGGCACCGAGCTCCGGACAGCCTCAGCGTATGTACGGCAGTAGGCGGGGTAGTTGTACTCCCACGCTGCTCTAGATCCGGATGTGTCGTTTGTGGGGTTAGTAAGAATAGGTGTTCTAACCCTCTCAAAAGAGCCGGGACCTCCCGTGATCCCTCCTTCTATGCTGCTGTTGCTAGAGGGAGTTTGAAACGGAGCGTAATTTTGATTGTCGGGAACTGAAGCACCGAACCAGGTGTACGCTCCAAAATTCCTCAGACCAGGTTGAGGACCTAGCGCCGTCTGGACGTTGCTGTTTGCTGTGTGGTAGAGACCTTGAGCTCTGAAGCCCAAGTAGCTATCCAGCAAACCAGAAGCGTGTGGGTTGCTATTTGAATAATCTGTCCAATAACCCGAGACAGCTGGGGGGACTGCTCTCCATTCCGTATTTAGATAACCACTACTGTTCGGGGGACCCACTGGGATTCGACCGAAGTCAGCCCCTTGAAGATCCACCCCTACCCAAGTTTGTTGTACGCCACTAGGAGGTACATAACCGCTAGAAACTACTAGGTAAGTGTTGGTCAGATTTAAATCACTAGCCGTCCTTTGCGGACCCGATTGAATCGGGTGATATAAGTTCTTGTCGTATTTCCAATTAGTTTGTGGAGTGTAGACCATCGCTTTATTCCCGATGAGTCTATTTTAATGCCCTAAAATTTATAAAGATTAGAAGGGCCGATGCAGCTACCGTCTGGAGAAGCCTTTTCGATGTTCATCGAAGACCCTGAAATCTGTGTAGCTTCTTCCTCAGGATCCATTACTGATATTCTTGCGCACCCTCAAAGAGTTAAAAGATTTATCCCCTACGTAGTTAAGACGGTACTAGCTGGTTATCTGCTGGCGACTTTTGTGAGCCCAGCTGTAGCTGAGAAATTTAAGCTCACAAAAAAAGAGGCATTAGCTGCCTCCTTTGTCTGCGGTTATGCAGGAGTACGTCTCCTCAACAGTTTAGAAAAACTGGCAGAGGAAGAAATTAAAAAAAGAATTTCAGGTCGAGCTCACTCGATCACCACGGACTCATCGAACGACGAGCTCTCCTGAGTGTCTTGTACAGGTTCCTGCACAGGTTGCTCGGAAGCAGGGGCTTTGGGCGCCTCGACAGGAGCCTTTCGACGAACATCACCTAAAGCTCGCATAGTCTCTTAGTTGCTTCTAAAAGACTAGCAATAAAAAACCCTCCCGAAGGAGGGTCGGAGCGATATCCCAGTGAAAGTCTATCAGGCAGCGTCCATGAAGAGGAGCTTGCTACGCAGAGCCTCGGGACCCATGGAGCTCAGATAACGCCAGGCGTTCTCGGGGCTGCGGTTCATCACGTCGCTGAACTGCTCCCACTGACCCTGAGGAGCAACACCCTGCTGAGTTCCGCCAGCATTAGCGGGAGGAGCAGGCATGTCGTAGTTCTGCTGATAAGCCTGTTGCTGAGGAGAAGCAGCTGCAGGAGTATCAATGTCCACGGGGACAACCTCGGTGAAGAAACGATCGGTGTAATCGGCCAAGGTGTCAGGATTAGTCAGGATGGTCTGCATAGCGTTATGCCGACCGCCCAGATCATCCATCGCGGTGGCTTGCTGAATCAGCATGTCCTCGAGAGCACATGCGTACTGATTCAGGATGCCGGGAGCCTCGATACCGAAGTGATCAACGACGGCGCGAGTTGCGTCGCTGATTTGACTGACGTCGCTCGTCTGGGCCGTAGAAGCCTGAGAGGAAGCTTGGGTCTGTGAGGCGTTGGTAAACGAGGTCGGCGCTGCCTGCTGCGCCTGGTAAGCCCAGGGTTGGGCCTGTAAATTCAGCTCGGTCTGTTGAGTACCCTGAGTTCCAGCCGTCTGGGAGGGATACTGTGGTGCCTGGCTGAGGGATTGAGAGTTGACCTGCTGCAGCACCCGCTCCAGCGAACCCATCGCTGCTTCCCAAGGATTGCTGCTCGGGGAGGAGTTGAACGTTGACGGGCTGGACTGGTTGCTGATAGAAGGGTCCGTAGCCGGTGCCACCTGCGACGGCGGTTGGGCTGTAGGAACCGAAGCTACCGCCGGGGTAGCTGTTTGCGCCACCCATTGCGGGAAGGCGGTTGAGCCCTGGTCCGAGGTTACCGCCGGGGCTGCCGCCGGGGAGACCGGGCTCGGGGTCGAAGCTTGGATCTGCTGGCTCATAGCTACCCGAGTAGGTTAATTCTTCCGCTAGGTGGTCAAACGTCCTATAAAGGAGCGGAGTGATATTCAGTCTAGGATCTGCCGCAAGCGGTTGGTTAGGCGCAAGCGGATGTGGAGACTGCAACATCTGGGATAATAATACCAGAAATTGTTGCATCGCAGATTGAGTTTGTTGGATCATGCGGAAGGGGAAACCCTTCAGCATTTCCGCTATCTCAGAATCAGTTTTATCGGGGAAAAGATACTTCATGGCCTCTAGGCTGTCTACACCTAGTTCCTGCATGTTGCGGACGACCATGGATTTTTGAAGTACGTCATAAGACGTATCTTCATAAACATCACCCTGATATCGATAGGAAACCTCTCGGTCTCCGTCTTCAGGTAAACCGACAACGCCACGTGGGACTTTGTTCTCGGCTACTGCTTTTTTAATTTCTTCGTCGAGTTTGCTTTCGAATTTAAGGACAGCTCGCTTGTACTTCTCGATTGACTCAGGAGTCTCTTCTTTAGGTGGGTTAGGTTCCTTCATTCCGGAAGCCAAAATGAAAGATTCTCTGAAGATAGTTTCCTGGTGATAGATCATCATCTCCAGGAGACGATTAAACCCATAGGTCAGGAAGCTTTTGTTCTTCCGCATGGCCGTGGCCTGAGCACGACCCATCAACCCTTTAATCTCCGTGGCAGTTGCGCCTGCGGAGATCGATATTTCGTCTACCCCGCCAAGGGCGGTGCGAATCTCCTCCCGAAGGAGAAGGGTATAACGGTTCATATCCCCGTTAACCGGGTCAGGCGTCATATAGCCCACACGGTCAGAGGGCTCCACGTTCGCGATAATCCGGGGAACGCGAAGACCCGAGCCCATCCCTCCACCAAAGGGCTCACTGACCCGAGTGGAAGGGCTGTCTACACCAGCAAAGCCACTCTGGCTGCTGATCGTGGGCCTGAAGGACGACTGAGTATCGTTAGCTTCGACCAGATCACTACGTGGACGAGAGCTAATCAGAGTCGGGTTACCAAAGAACTCAATGTTCTTGGCAATATTCCGAGTGAGTTGATCATGAAGCACAATCTGCTCCATGAAGGGATCAAACTCACCCTCCCCCTCAGTTCCGCTGGCGTTCGGTTTGTTTAGAACCTCTACAGCAGGTATAAAACCAAGCGTGTTTGGTCGTTTCTTAGCAGGAGTTAGAACAGCACCTGGTTCAAGATCAAAACTAAGCTCGGTATCAGTCTCTACTTCACTAATCTCATCTGCTGTGATCGACAGACGAACGTAGCGCTTGTTCTGACCGTAGCTGTTGCTAGGTAAACCTAAGTTTGCGTTCTTTACCTTGTAACTGTAAATGATGATGACTTCTTCAACATCACCATTTACGTCATGGTACACACGGTACTGATTCTTATTGAAGAAGTAGATCTGATACTTCAGCTTCGGATCAGGCCTGAAGTAAAAGAGTCCGCAACCGTCAATAAGAAAGTTACGAATGATCGAAGGAAAACGAATATCAAGCTTATTAAGCTTAATAACGTCCTCTAAAAA